GAAGACCATGGAAGGTGACTTCGAGACTGACTCCATGCGCTACAAGGCGACCGAGCGTTACATCCCCGGATGGACCGATCCTCGCGCTGTGTACGGCACCCCCGGCCTGTAACGGGACTGGCTTTAAGGGGTGAGCCGCAAATCACCCCTTACATTTTTTAACATCGGTCAAACTTTTCAAGGAGCAGACCATGCCTCAATTCTCAGATGACCTATTTTTAGGTTCGGCGCAGACCTACATGGGTCTCGGCCTTCGCCCTTATACCACCACCTTCACGGGTTCGATGGCGACCACGACTTTGACTGTAACCGCGCTGTTGCAAGGCTCTCCCATTGTCGTCGGCATGTTCGTTGACGGTTCAAGCGTAACCGATGGTACTTACATCACCGGCTACGGCACTGGAACTGGCGGCACTGGTACTTATACCATCAACCAATCTGTGACCGCTTCAAGCACTACGATGTACGCTCATGGCAACATCGGCTTGGACGACCCCTCCCCTATGGACTTGGGTGTTGGACCATTGGGTCGCGTTTACATCTGGGATATCATGCCCCAAGCCGCAGTGACCAATAATATCGCCGCGTCGCAGACTGCCGCCGCTGCCGGTGCTGTAACACTGACCGCCGGTACTTCCGCAAGGTCCATTGTCACCGCTAGTGGAGTGACCGTGATCCAGTTGGACTGCCCTCGCGCCGTTAAGGTGAACTGCTCCACCACTGCCCGTGCCTTTACTGTCACTGGTTACGATTACTACGGTCAGTTGATGACCGAGACGATCACGGTGGCTGTTGCCGGTACTGCCGTCACTGGCAAGAAAGCCTTTTTCTCAGTCTCCGGCGCGACCATCGCTGGTTCCGCTACTGCTGTCTTGATCGGCACGAGTGATAAATTGGGCATCCCAGTCCGTGTGTTTAATGCAGGCTACATCACTAGCGTGAAAAGCAATGACACACTGGCGCAAGACGCTGGTACGTTCGTCGCTGCGGATCAGAACACCGCTACAGCAACCACCGGTGATGTTCGCGGAACCTACACCCCTGCTACCGCATCGGACGGTACTGTTCGTACAGTGATGACCATCGCATTGCCCGGTATAGCCGTCGGCCCCACCGCTACTCGCGTTGGCGCTCTTGGTGTAACTCAAGCCTAAGGAGAACGACATGGGACAATTCAAACCAATGGTGAAAATGGAGACCACCGAGCCTTCGGTGACTTTGCATCTCAAAAAGGGCGGATCAGCGTCTTTTATGCGCATGATCAAAGAGGGCGTGCCAAAAATGGCCGACAAGAAGCCCGTTAAGAAAGCCGACGGCGGTATGATGGGTGCACTGGCTCGCTCGTCCCCTATGCTCGACATCCCTATGGGCAACCCCGGCGCTGCTCGCGCACTGGCCTCGAAGCGCATGGCCGGTCGTCGTCCCGCTCCCCCTATGGGTCGTATGCCCATGAAAGAGGGTGGCAAAATGGACACAGCGCAGGATAAGGCCATGGTCAAGAAGGCATTCAAGCAGCATGACGCGCAGGAGCACAAAGGTGGCGAAGGCACTAAGCTGGCCTTGAAAAAGGGCGGCAAGCCAATGATGAAGGCAACTGGCGGCGTGGTTAAAGGCCAAGGCGGCTACAAAACCGGCGGCGTGGTCGACGGTCAAGGCGGCTACGCCACTGGCGGGGTCGTTGATGGTCAAGGCGGCTACAAGAAGGGTGGTGCCGCAAAAAAGCCTTTTGCTACGGGGGGAAAAGTTGATTCTGGCGCTCCCGTAAAAATGCCACAGGGCAGTAAGCCCAAATCCGGCCCAGTAGAGATCACGCGACTCGCCGGAACTTTCAAGCGCGGCGGCGAAGTGTGCTAACCAGTGGGGGCTTCGGCCCCCACTTCCTTGGAGATCATAATGGCTATCACGGCTACATCACAGACGATTTTCGATGGCGAGCGCATCGCGATCATGAAATTTTACGCGACAATGAGTGCGACCGAGAATGAAACGAATGTAGTCAAGGTCAACCCTTCCACTCTTGGAGCTTCCGCTGCGGGCGGCGCTTGCAATGGGGTTACGATTCTAAAAGTCACGGCGCTCACGCACGGGCTGGAAGTGCAGATGAACTGGGTCGCCACCGCGCCTGTCGTGATTGAGGTCATCCCTCAGAACAACTCCTACACGCAGGACTATTCCAAGATCGGTGGCCTGACCAACAATGCTGGCGCTGGTAAAACAGGCGGCATCTCTTTCACCACACTCGATGGAAGTGCGGGCGACACATACACTGTGGTTTTGGAAATGCAGAAGTCTTACGTTAATCCGGTGTCGTAATGCCTAGCAAATCTGCTGCCCAGCACCGCCTAATGGCGGCTGCAGCCCACACCAAGGGCGGGTTTGGCGGCGTTCCACAAAAAGTCGGCAAAGAGTTCGTAAGAGCCGACAAGAGTATGAAAGAAGGCGGCTTATATGCTAACATTAATGCGAAGCGTGATCGAATCGCTGAAGGATCTGGCGAGAAAATGCGCCGAGTTGGTAGCAAAGGTTCGCCAACGGCTGACGCGTTCCGAGAGTCCGCGAAAACCGTAAAGATGAAAGACGGCGGTCCGAGCTTAGCTATCGGGCGCGGCGAGAAGCTCCCAGCCAAAGAGGGCGCGGGACTAACGGCCAAGGGCCGATCCAAGTACAACCGGGAGACCGGATCTAACTTGAAAGCACCCCAGCCGCAAGGCGGCGCTCGGCGCGATTCGTTCTGCGCCCGCATGGGGCCGGTAGCTGAGGATAGCGAGAAGGGTAGTCGCGCAAGGGCTTCAATGCAGCGATGGAACTGCCCCGGATGGTAGTGCGTCGTACAATCGTGTGGTAAAATCGGTGGTGCAAATCAGCACCTAGGAGCGGATGATGGCAGCCAAAGATGAACTCGAGAAGATGAAAAGCGGCATCGCCCGCGCTGGCATGAGTTTCGCCGGGACCGGAAGCGGCTTGGGTGGAACTGGCGCTAGAGCCGCCCAGCGCGGAATGGGTGGTGATGGTCCTTCTCTCGAAGAAGGCGAAGGCGACTTCATGAGCGTGGCGGATTTATCAGAAGCACTGGAGAGAAACGGCAGAGCGTCCAACAAGTACACTAGCTTGTCCATGGGTCGCAATAACCGGGATAAAAAATACCAGTTGATGGACAGACGGGGTATGGACGGGGATATAACCAATGATGAATTCATCAATTACGATAACCCGTACGCCGCTCAGAACGAGTTTGATTTTCGGCTTGCTAAAGCAAAGCAAGGGTATGCTAAAGGCGGCTCGGTGAGCATGAAAGAGTGCAAGGTTAATACGTCCACTAAGAGTAAAGCATCCCCTAATTGGTAAGCCATGGCATATTCTGGAACCACCGGGACAACCGTAACCACAGTTCAAACGCTGATTGATCATGGCGCTCGGCGCTGCGGTAAATTGGCCGGGGAACTGACTTCGGAGCAAGTGCTTTCCTCTCGCCAATCACTGTACTTCCTTCTTTCTAATCTCATCAACATCGGCATCCAGTATTGGGCGATTGAAAAAAAGGTCTACGGGTTCAGCCCCGACCGCTACATCTACGAACTCCCGCTGGGGGGCAACGACGTGCTCAATGCGCTATACCGCTGGATGTCGCGCCCGGACGGCGCGTATACTACGTCCGCTGGCGGTACGGTGGCTAATGTCTACGATGGTGATGTGGACACGATTTGCACCCAGACGTCGATCAACGGCAATATCTCGGTTAACTTTGGACCGTCTAACCCGATATTCATCGGCTCGATAGGGTTCCTCCCGGCCTCCTCTGGTACTTGGTCGATCATCTTGGAATACTCAAGCGATGGTAGTAGCTGGAGTACTCTCTCGGACCTCGGAACGATCACCGTCGTCAACAACGAGTGGATCTGGACCGATATTGATAACGGCCAGACCGTATCCTATTACCGCATTCGGGCATATAACGGGACCACGTTGAGCTTGCGCGAGCTGTACTTCGGCAACAATTCGACCGAGATCACCATGTCGCGCCTTAATCGCGACGACTACACCAATCTGCCGAACAAGAATTTCACGGCCAATCAGCCATTCCAATTCTGGTTCAACCGCACTGTGCCTCAGGCGCAGATATGGCTGTGGCCCACGCCGCAGAATGCGTTCTACCAGATGACGGTGTGGTACTCGCGGCAAATCATGGACGTTGGCGACCTGTACGGCGAGTTGGAAATCCCCCAGCGCTGGTACGAGGCGGTGCTTATGATGCTTTCGCATCGTATGTCGCTGGAACTCCCGAATGTGCCGCTCGACCGTGTGCAATACTTGGAGGTCCAAGCGGATAAGTACCTGACCCTCGCCGAGCAGGAAGAGCGCGACAAGTCGCCGATCTATTTTGCTCCGAACGTTTCTGTATATACGGCCTAATATGCCCATATTTCTTGACACTCGCGGCCTATCGGACATCGCTATCGCGATATGCGACCGGTGCAAGATGAAGCGCCCGCACGCGGTGATGAGGAACGATCCGAACTTCCCAGGTCTCCGGGTGTGCAACCGGGGGTGCGCGGATCAACTGGACCCGTATCGCTTACCGGCGCGCAAGACAGAGCGGATCACGATCCGGTTCCCTCGGCCCGATGCGAATATCGACGCGGGCGACAATTACTTGATCGCTGGCGGTACGAACGAGTACCAGATCTCGACCGAGCAGAACACGCAGACGCCGACGCTCACGGGTAACAAAGATACGATAGCTCCCAATCCACCAGATAACACGAGCACAT